GGTACATTTGGAGTTACATCTTATGATTATGGCGAAGTTGAGATCGCCTCGGAAGTTGGCTGGGACGCATATAAGCGTGTAGCAGACGGCATAATGACAATGCTCAATAAAACGGGACTTCTTCACGGATACTCATTCAACTCTTGGAGTGATGTAGTAACCTATGACAATGCGTTCATTGAAGAGTGGCTGGACAGCCCCCAAACATCTTTATATTATTCCCTGCAAGTGATGGGCGATACACAAGATAAGTCCAGTGCGTTTGCTGCATTAGATGAAGCTGATGTCGATGATTACTTGAGTGGGATACTAAACGAACCCATTACATGTATAGGTTGTGCAGAATGAACCCTTATGATAAGTTATTACAACGGAAAAGAAAGTGGACTCCCGTTAAGCCCACAAAAGGAACCCTCCTTAAAGGTAGTGAAGAAGCCATCTTCCGTGCTCTGGCAGTACGGCATATGGAGCTACCTGTGGGTGACTTCATTACGGAAACCCTTAGCAAAGAGGTTCCCGAAATTGCTAGAACACTTCTCGTCTCAAACGTAAAGGACGAGGAGAACCATGACCTTGCTCTTGGCTACATCGCTGACGCTCTTGGCGTTGACGAGAAGGCTGAGAGAGAGGCTAAACTATTACGTGATGCTTGGATAGCTCATCCAGATCACACTGTCCTCAAAGCTTTGGTGGCTGAACGTGCTATTTTCTTTGTTATTCTACCTTTCAATAGGTTTTGTGGCGATGCTGCTCTTAGGACAGTATCGGCTGATATTTCCAGAGATGAGCAAATTCATGTCGCCTGCAACTCTTTGGTATGTGCTGATATGGGTTTACGTCCTAGCGTTTCTTTGGACAAACTTAGGAAGGCTACTATAAACTGGATCTTTGAACCACTAAATGATATAGCACCTAATAAATATTTAAGCAGAAAATTTTGGACGGATTCAAGTGACCGTTTAATGTACGAAGGTAAAGCCCCAGAGCTTGCCGATACAAAGCGAGCTAGGATGCCCGCATTTTTTGAACATGCAAACACCAATCTACCCAAGTACGCTTGATTGGGGACGTATTCAAGTCATCGTTGATGAACTAGATGAACAGTTCCCAGACAAGTTTCCAGACCACACCCTATCAGAGAAAGAAATATCTTATAGAGCTGGTCAACTATCAATCATACGTATACTAAAAGAAAAACTTAAAGGAGAATAATTATGTGTGTCGGCCCTATTGCTAACCTCTTCGGAGGTGGACGATCAGCTCCCCCACCACCACCAACACCCGCACCCCCAACCACTCCTCCACCCCCAATGCCTATTCAACAGGCTCCTACAACAATGCCAGAAGCTCCTACTCCTACTCCTATTTCAGAGGACGAGACAAAGAGAAAGGCAAAGGTAAGAGCTAAGAAGAGACCTGAGAAGGGTAGAGGACAACGAGGTACTTCATCATTACAAACTAAGAAACCTGAGTCTGGTGGATTATCAGGTATCAATACCCCACAAGGTACTAACACTGGTTCTAGCGGTGGCGGTGGAGGATCATATTAATGAAGAACGCACGGCAACGATACCAAGAGTTATCGAGTCACCGTGAACAATTCTTAAATGTCGCTTACGAATGTGCGGAGTTAACTATTCCAACATTACTTATGAGAAACGAAGGTGATGCTTTATATCAAAGCTTTCAAACACCTTGGCAATCAGTCGGAGCCAAAGGAGTTACCACCTTGAGTTCAAAGCTCATGCTAGGGTTACTCCCTCCGTCTACCAGTTTCTTTAAACTACAACTAGACGATTCTAAACTAGGCGTAGAGATACCAGCTGAAGCAAAGAGTGAATTAGATTTAAGCTTTGCAAAGATAGAACGAATGATAATGGAAAGTATAGCTGCCTCTACAGATAGAGTACAGATTTTTGCTGCCTTAAAACATCTTGTTGTATCAGGTAATGCTCTTCTTTACATGGCAAAAGATGGTATGAAAGTATATCCATTGAATCGTTACGTAATCGAAAGAGATGGTAATGGTAACGTGGTCGAGATTGTGACTAAAGAAAGAGTCAGTAAAAAATTATTAGGATTACCAGAATTAGAAAAATTTAATTCTCCTAATGATGACTCTAAAGGTGACTATAAAGGTACAAAAGATGTAGATGTATATACATGTGTAAAGTTAGCTGATACTGGTTGGCGTTGGCATCAAGAAGCTAACGATACTATCTTACCTGACAGTGTTGGTAAAGCTCCAAAAGATAAAACCCCCTGGCTACCACTACGTTTTGTAACGGTAGATGGAGAAGACTACGGACGTTCTAGAGTTGAAGAGTTCCTTGGGGATTTAAAATCTTTAGAAGCATTGATGCAAGCTATTGTTGAAGGTAGTGCAGCTGCAGCGAAAGTTGTATTCACTGTCTCACCTTCTAGTACAACCAAACCAGCATCATTAGCTAACGCAGGAAACGGAGCTATTATACAAGGTAGACCCGATGACATAGGTGTAGTCCAAGTAGGTAAAACTGCTGACTTCCAAACTGCATATCAAATGATTAACATGTTAGAGAAAAGATTAGCAGAAGCTTTCCTTGTTCTCATGCCACGTCAATCAGAAAGAACTACTGCAGAAGAAGTACGTATGACACAGATGGAATTAGAAAGACAGCTTGGCGGCCTCTTCAGCTTGTTAACGACAGAATTTTTGATACCATATTTGAATCGTAAGATGCACACATTAACTAGATCTAAACAGATACCTAGCGTACCTAAAAATCTAGTCAAACCTACTATAGTTGCAGGTATAAATGCACTAGGTAGAGGACAAGATAGAGAAGCTCTCGTACAGTTTATTACTACTGTAGCCCAAACTATGGGGCCAGAAGCTTTAGCTCAATACATGAATCCTGATGAGGCTATTAAACGTCTTGCAGCAGCTCAAGGTATTGACATTCTCAATCTTGTTAAGAGCATGGAAGAACGTAATGCAGAGCAACAACAAGCAATGCAAGCACAACAGATGCAATCCATGACTAACCAAATGGGTCAGTTAGCAAGCACTCCTCTAATGGATCCACAGAAAAATCCACAAGTCATTGAGGCAGTGAACTCAATGGTGACTGGTAGTCCACCACAACCACAGTAATTATGGCAGAAACAATCCGCTACGACACATCAGATGATCCTGTAGCAGCACAAGCAATAGCAGAAAAAGAAGCTGAATCGTTAAAGATCGGTGAAGAACTTATGTCTAAGCAAGATAAAATGCTTGCTGGAAAATATAAGAATCCTCAAGATTTAGAGGCAGCTTACCTTGAACTACAGAAAAAATTAGGTGAGTCGGAACCTGCATCAGAAACTACTGCAGCTGAACCTGAGTCAGAATATCAAATGTATTCAGATGATGGAGCTGTGAATTATGACACTGCAAATGAATTGTATGGTGAACAACTAGGTTCTTTATTTAAAGATAATAGTATTGACCCATTTGAAATGAACAAATACTTTGCAGAGAATGAAGGTACATTAAGTGAAGATATGTATGCTCAACTAGGTAAGGCAGGTTTAAACAAAGAAGTTGTTGATAATTACCTTACTGGAGTTAGGAATGAAACTGGCATACAGGCTGCTGAACCAGTATTAAATGAAACTGAAATTTCTGAAATCAAAAGTATTGCAAATGGTGAGGAAGGCTACAACGCTCTTATGGAGTGGGCTGGTAATAACTTAGAAAAACAAGCACAAGATGATTATGATGCTGTGCTTAAAACAGCAAATAAAACAGCAATACAATTCGCAGTCAAAGCACTTATGGGACAATACGAAGATTCACAAGGACGAGATTCCAAAATAGTTACTGGCAAAGAGTCATCTACTGAAACTTACAGGAGTATGGCAGAGGTTGTCAGAGATATGAATAAACCAGAATACCAAAATGATGAAGCGTTCAGAGATGATGTCATCAGAAAATTATCCGCATCAAACTTAAAAGTATAGGAGTTAAAAAAATGCCGATGGGAAAAGGGACTTACGGAAGTAAGAAAGGTAGACCTGCTAAGAAGATGAGCAAGGGTATGTCAAAACTACCTGCAGCTGTACGTAAAAAAATCTTAGGTAATAAGAAAAAGTAATGGCTGTCAAAAAGAAAAGTGTCAGTCTTAAAATGGGTAAGCATAAGTCTCGCTCAGGTGGACTGACAGCAGCTGGTAGGAAAAAATATAACAGAGCTACTGGCTCAAATCTAAAAGCCCCACAACCTCAAGGTGGTGCTCGTAAACGCTCCTTCTGTGCTCGCATGAAAGGAGTCAAAGGGCCAATGAAAAAGCCCAACGGTAAGCCAACCCGTAAAGCTTTGGCACTACGTAAATGGAAATGCTAACATGGCTAAACGAGGATTGTATGCAAACATACACGCCAAGAGAAAGCGTATCGCAGCTGGCTCTGGTGAGAAGATGAGAAAGGTAGGGAGCAAAGGAGCTCCTACAAAAGCAAACTTTAAAAGGTCTGCTAAGACCGCTAAGAAAAGATAATTGAAAGATTTATATATCTATCTAACTTTACTAACAAACTTATTTATTTGCTCTGGCGTTATACGTCATTGGAATAATATACCATCAAAACAACATGACACCACAGAACATTTTTCCAAACGAAACACCCCCAAGACCTATGAACCATAACCATGAACACGACCAGTGGCACGTTGCTGAAGAAACTAATGGCAGGTTTGCCATGCTTGGCTTTGTTGCTGCTCTCGGCTCCTACATATTCACAGGACAAATCATTCCAGGAATCTGGTAATCCATACTACGACTCTCATACGAGGTGGAAGATGTCGTGTTTTGACTTCGAGCTTGCTAAGATCGGGGTCTTAACTGATGAGAGTCTGGATAGACAATCTCAACTTAATCTTATAAATTT